TCACCGTCAGCGTACCGTCTTTGTTCCAGTCGCCAGTGCCCGGCCCACCTCCAAGAAATGAAACGCTGACCTCGCCGGCGTCGTCCGTCCACGGGGTCGAGCGGCCCTTTGATAGGCCGCTCGGCCCCGACCATGACAGACTCGTCATCTCGGAGATAGTGATCGAGCCGCCGCCCGACGGAGCGAACGTGGCCGAAACACCTACGGAATAGGTTGCCATCAGGTGACCTGCTTACGCTCACAACGGAAAGTGACAGTGCCGCGGACGAGCTCGTTCGTCTGCCAGGTAGAGGACGACGAAGTTACCTTCGCTTTGCCCGTCCATCCGAAAGGCCCGGTGATCGTCAGGACGCCTTCGGTGCCGTCCTCGAGCACATCTTTGCCTGTGTAGTCAAGCTGCATCTCTCGGCCGGTCTCGCCCGACGGCTGGCCGGCAAGCGGCCGCGATTGAGTGAGCACCTGAGAGCCTTTCGCGAGGCCGAGGTGGCTCGCGTCGAGCTCGTCGCTGCTCGATGTCGTCGAGAGGTTGTAGGTGTAGTTGTTGACAGTCAGGTCGATGCCTTCGGTCGCCGGATCGCCTGGGGAGCCGTCACCCTTGTTAGGCGTGAACTTGAACGTCGAGCCTGTGTTGTCGTGCGGTGTTGGAAACGGGACAGTGCCGACTGCCATAGTTAGATCTCCTTCCAGATGATGCCAAATACCAGAGACACGGAATAAAGCGGCGGCATCTCGGAGCCCGCCAACTGCACATAATCGTCTGATTCGTCGTCGATCCAGACGTTTTGAATGAACACCTCGCCAACGACGGCCGACCGGCCATCGAGCGAGCTCCGCACGACGTCTGCCGCATCGAGAGCACCTTCGTAGGTGTCTGCGTATACGGTGAACTCCACGAACACCCTCGGATGGCCGACCGGCCCCGAGAGACTCTGCTCGCGGTTTATCGTGCTCCTGCGGTAGATGATGTACGGTCGCTGTGCCGTCGTCGGAGAGATCAGCGGATAGACCCGGCTCTCAAAACGCTCGGTGACGTCGGCGTCTTCAATCAACAGCGTTCGCAGCGAGTCGACAAAACGGTGGGTGTTCATCGGCGGCGCTTCCCTTTGTTCGTGAGGAACTCTCGGGTCGCGTTCGCTAGCTTCGTGACCAACTCGCGGCGCAGCCGGCTTCGAAGGGTCGGAAGCATCTGGCTGAACGTCGTCTTGATCGGTGGCCGCCTGGCTTTTCCACCGACGGGTGTCTTGCCGAGTTGAACCTGTTCACCACCCGCGGCCTTCTTGAAGAACGCCTTCGGATATTTAGGAACGGTCATCACGGTGGAGTTGTACTTCGTCGCGTGGGACCGCACTTGCCGCTTCGTTGGCCGCTTGAAGTAGCCGATGCCTGGGCGAAAGGAAACGCCGGCCGCCTGCTTGGCTGTCTTTGGCTTTCTGGCGGCGGCCCGATTCAGTACGAAGGGGCCTCGCTTGTTGAAGCTTGAGGCAATGTCGTTGCCCTTCTTTGTCTCACGGTCCTTCGTGCCGAACTCGATGAGTCCCTGAGCGTGCCCCTTCTCGTTTTCGTCGAGTTGATTCCTGCTTCTTGACGGCCGGCGGTAGCCAACGAGCGTCACTCCTACGCCGTAGTCTCGGTTCGTGTACTTCACTGTCCGCAGCGAGACGGCTTTCTTCATGTTGCCGGTCGGGCCTCGCGGCGTGTTTCTTCGCAGGGCAGGGACCGCCGGCTTCGCTGCCGCTTTCGTCGCCGCGGCGAGATACCTCGCCTGCGTATTCTTGTTGCGGAAAGAGCGAAAGCCGGCCAGCACTGCGTCTAACCCTTCGAACTCAACCGTGACGCGGTTTTGGTTTCTCATCGTTTCGTGACATCCTCCACGCAAATCGCCTCATGCTGAGAGCGATCGCCGTGCTCGAGAAGACTCACGATGTCCAACGTGCGGCCACGCCACTTGAGCCGATTCTTCTGGGTCAAACCCTCGAGGTATCGCATGCGGACGCGATGCGTGACCTCGATGGCTTGCTGGGCTGCACCGATCACCTCGGAAGCCGAGACACCCTCGACGCTCGCCCAGACTGTCGCGTCTTCCTTCCACTCAAGGGTCGTCTCTCCAGACGTGCCGAGATTCTCCACGGCGTATTCAACCGTGACTCGCTCTCGCATCCGGCCTGGATAGATAACCGTTCTCACGAGTACGCCCCCCACTTCGAAGCGGAGAGCAAAGCCTCGACGCCGTAGGGAACTTCGCCGGAGCCCATCGCATCTGCCGCCAGTCGTCGCTCGTAGTATTGGGCGACGAGCATGAGCACCGCGTGACGCATGCGGCCGGGCACGTCTTTCGGGTCGTCCCCGTAGCCGGCCCACCATGTGATCTCGACAGAGTTCGAATCGGAGACCGGAGAGGGCCAGAAGCCGTTGTATCGGGTGTGAATCATCGCCGGCTCGGAGTCGTAGTCGACTCTGAAATCGGAGCTCTCAAGCCGCAGTTGGTCTGTGTCGCCGATGCGATACAAGATCAGCACGTCGTCGGGCTTTTGAATGGCCGGCGGCTTCGGTAGCTCGATGACGGAAGGGAATCGGTCGCAAGACATCCGGAGTTGGCGGGTAATCATCGAGCGGTCGGTGGCGATCTCGACGTACTCGCGAGCCGTCTCGATGAGCCGCTCGATATAGAAGTCATCCTCGGTTGTGTCGACGCGAAGATGCTGCTTTGCATCGAGCAAAGACACCGGCTCGCACGCTGGAGGCGTGACGACTTTCAAGCTGCGGTACCAGATGCTCTTCAACGTGGCTTCCTTTTTCGCTTCGCCTTCGGCTTTTGCTTTGGGGGCAGCACTGGGGGTTCGCCGCTCATGCCGCCGAGGGCCGGCGGCATGTACTCCTCCGCGACGCCTCGAGAAATCCACGCCTTCGCCACTGAGTCGAGCACAGACGAAAACGTCTGGCCTTTCGCGTGACCACAGAAACTTTGCGTCATCCGGACGTGCATTGCTCACTCCACCTGCAACAAGGGGCAGCCGGGGCGATTGCCGCCGGCTGCCCCACTTGTCGCGAGAGACTTAGGACTTAGCTTAGGCGGTTACTTTACCACCAGTGATGGCGATGATCGGGCCAGCCTGCGTGTCGGAGCCGAGGTCGAGGGCGGCCACGCCGGCCCTGCTGAATCCCACAGTGGCAAGCTGGTCGTACTCAATGAAGCGGTCTTCGCTGGTCTTGATCGTCACCTGACGACGCTGACCGAACGCCATCGCAAGCGAGAGGTCGCCGAACAGAGCGAAAGCCTTGTCGGGACCGGACGCCGGCGACGAGTACATCGAATGCACAAGGTGAACCGGATACCCGAGGAAGCGAGCCGCGTTCGGGCCAGCCGCCACATCGTCCTTCGTGTTGCCGCCGACGCCCATTGCAATCGGCACGACAGCCAAGCCGAACACGGCAGGACTCATGTACCACGCGGCGTTCCTCATCGCCCACGAAGGCAGCATTGCCATCGCAGCGGTGAAGTCGCCCATCTGCAACTCAGCGGGCGTGTCGCGGGTAGCGGCAGCCTTTGAGAGACTCGCGGCGTGAGCGCCTGTCGTGAGCTCATTGATGAGACCCTTCTGGTTGTGGTAGGCGGCAGTGCCGTCAGCGTTGAAGAGAAGCTCTTCGTACTTCTGGGCGTATGCCTGAGCCATCTCGTCGACGACAACCTCCGCAAGGTCGATCACGGAGTCTTCGAGAAGCGAGTTCGGAATCCTGTTCATCACGGCCCAGTGGCCGGCGATGAGCTTCACATTGCCAAACTCGAGGGTCTTCTCGGGGGCGGCGACGTTTTCACCGACGGCCGTCACTTCGAAGCCCTTCGTCAACTTTGGCAGCACGAGAACGTCGCTGTTCATCGTCACGTTGCGAGCGTACTTGACTGCACTGTATTCAATCATGTTGCGAATAATGGCTCGTGCCATCTCGTCGTTCACCGTCGCACCGCCGAGGCTCGGCGAGTGACTGTCAACGCCACCTTCGCGGCCGAACTGGGCAGGCGTACCGCCGGCACGAGTCTCGACGCCGTGCTCAACGCACCAGCGGCGAGCGTAGGAGTCGCCGAGCAGGTAGCCGCGGAGCCACATGCCAGAGCGATAGGCTTCCTCTTCTGTCTTGAACGCACGCAGTGGCCGCATTGAAGACGGTGCAGGCCGAATCTCGGAACGACGCTCAATAGGCATGGCGGACCTTTCCTCAATGGTTGCGACAGCGGTCTCTTCGGGAGCGACGACCTTCTTCGGAGCGGCTCGCTCAATCACGGCTCGGAGCTCGGCCTCTTTCGTGGCGGCTCGTTCGTAGAGTTCAATCTTTGAGCGAAGCGAATCGCCTTGCTCTTCGAGGCTCTTGAGTTCCGATGCGGCCTCCTCGGAAAGCGGCTCTTCGGTCTCACCGATCGCCTGCATCTTGGCAACGATGCCGGCCAGTTCATCGAGCAGAGTCTTGATTTTTGAATCCACGTTTTGAGCTCCTTGTTATTGCGGTACGCCTCGCGGCTGCCGCCGCAACTCAACCGAAAGTTTACATATCCAAACAATAGGACCGTTTGAACCGTGCCAACTTAGGCACTACGCGTTCTCTTTCTGACTTCGTGATCCGGCACGACAGACTTCTCCGTCGCACCACAAGCGCGGCACTTCAGATAGCGAATAACCATCGCCGGCACTCGCCGCATCGAGTAAACGTCGTATGCGCCCCTCGAGCACTTTCTGCAACGGTCACCGCTTCTGAGCATTGGCTCGATCCTCCACGAACGAACGAAGGCGAGCCGCTGCCTCGCGATACTTCTCGCGAAGAGCGTTTCGCTGCTCTAGGTATTCGCCGTGCGAACGCCGGGCAACCTCGAGTGAAGTCTCCGGGTACGCCGGGTGAGTCACTAGCGACACCTCAATGAATCGCTCGATGCGGTTCACGGTACGCACCGAGCGGCCATCGGCGTCGGTGCCCCACGAGTCGTTTCCCTTGCCGACGACGAAGCCGAAGGAGCACGCGTTGACATCTCGCCTTTCGATCGACTCAAGAATGTCGGCGCGAGACTTCGGGCATTCAAGCTCAAAGTGAATGCCGTGCTCGTCCTTCGCTAGCCGCAGGGTGCGTGGCGTGCGGCCGAGCACAGCACTCGAATCGTGATTCCACAGAGCGACGACATCGAGCGGCTCGGCGTCGTCGCTGCGGTCCTCGCGGAAGAAGTCGTCAAAGGCTTCGGGGGAGATCCGCTCGACGAAACCGCCGAGGTCTTTCGAGTTCGAGTTGAAAACGACCGCCGTTCCGCGGACGACGGAATGCTCCTGTCCGTCCTCGCCGCAGCGGCGTTCGACCTGAA